TAATCCACTCTTAAATCCTGTAACCTTTGCACCATCTAAGTGAATACCATTCATACCAAAGACAGATCTCTTCGATAAGTTGAATAAGTATGGTGAAGCAGAGTTGATTGTATCAACCTCTATGTTCACATTTGCACTAGTGAGTGTTGGTAGTGGGTTGTTTGGTGCAGCACCAACCACATACTTAAACTGTGTGCTTGATACGACTTCTGATACAACAAAGATACCATTATATCCAGATGTACTAATACCAGAGATACGAACTGGAGTATCAATTGAAATATCTGTAAGAGTTGCATCTAAATCAACAGTTACTGTTGTAGATGCAGTTGCACCATCACCAGACTTGATAGATGAAATACCAACCTGTTGTCCTTTTGAACCAACAATACGATATTCTTCTACTCTTGTCTGGAAATCAAGACTGCCTGATGGATAGTCTGGTTCGATTGGTCTACCTGTACCAGCATCATAAACATCACCAACCTTCTGATAATACATATCAAGGTCAGTTGATGTTGAGTTTACATTTAAGAAACTATCATTAATTGTAACTGCGTTTGCACCATCAGCATACTCAAAACAAGTTAGTTTATGGTGAGAGAAACTTGGTGTGAATAAGTTTGAAGTGTAGTCTTTATATACGTTACCAGATGGATCACCATCAAAGATAGTGAACTGTGAAATATAACAAGCACCAGTTAGTCTGAATATTGCAGTCGCATCTATATTATTATTTTCTGGATCTGGAACATACTTAGGTCTTATTTTTGTCTTACGAAGGTCTTTACCTACAATCGATGTTCCTCTAGGGATGATAACACCACCACGAACACTATTTAATTTGTATAGTTCGTTGTCAGGTGAGGTTAAATCAAAGTTACTACCCAATCCAAATGGACTTAATATCTGATTACTCTCTCCAAATCTTGTGAAATATCTTGCGTTACCACCAGAGTTATAAGGTACAAATCCTGGCCTGTTGTCAACTGTATGTGTACCAGCGGCAAGAATTATAGTGGTTAAATCAAACTTATCGTTTCTTTGTCCTACAACATAAGAGAACCTAGCAGCTTCGATCAGAGCCCTCTGTATGGTTTTAAATGGTCGTGTTTGGGAGTTTCCTTGATTTTCTATACTGTCAGTCGCATCCAATTCATTGGGATCAACGTAGATGACGTTACCTTGTATATTCTTTAGAAAATTCTCCAGTCTTGAAAGGGGCATCCTATTTTTCTCTAATTACAGATTCTGTCTAAGTTTATTTATTCAACGGAATAATACCAAAAAGAGAGTGCATATCTCTCTGAGTTCTCTACTTTATCAACATAGTGAAGATTTTTTGTATTTTCAAAGATAATTAATTTTCCTGGCTCTGGTTTGACCGTCACATCTTGAAAAATTAAGTTGCCACCCTCAAAATCATTATTTAGATACAGCATTGCTGCAACTTTGTTTGGTGTATGAACATTATTACTATCAAAATGAGGTTTCATGAATGTTCCAGTTGGCCATCTAACGATACCAACATAACCCAATTCACAATCAACTAAACTTTTACACTTTTCAGTAACCTTTGTAACAACCTCATCATTGTCTTCGGGTGTTATAGGATCAACATTATTACCATAATATGTAGCGCCATGATCAATCCATTCAATGTCTGTAGAATAAACATCATCACGACTCACATTTCCACTCTTATTTAACGTAGCATAATCTATGAGTCTTTGACACTCACTCAAAGAAATGAAATCTTCTTCTATGTAAGGGAAACTCATTTTGTAAATGTGTTTGGTGGGCCATCAAAGCGAGGATCTTTTGTATTCTTATTATCAGAGTCCACTTTATTTGGATCATAGTTTGGATCGGGATAATCCTCCCAAGTATCACCCTTATACTCAACAATCAAAGGATTGATGTCTTTTCTTTCACCATATACATGGTAGAAGCAATCAATAGTTGATAAACCAGTGATCAAATCAGTATTAGTTAAATCCTCTGCGATGACAATGTATTCATTATCAAACTCTTCAACTATAAGATTTTGTTGTCTTCCAATTGGTTGCAATTGAACAGTGATACTGTCTGCATGAACTAAATCTTTCCAGTAATCAGGTAAATTAATTACATTAGACTCTTTTAATCTACCACGATAATAAACTGCAACCTCTGGGCCTTCAATACAAGCATAACGAAGTCGATGTCCTTCACCCTTTGTAGGATGAACTAGATCAAATGGTTTTGGGGATGCATCAGCAGCAGCAAATCTAGAAGCGAGTTTTCCTTTATTACCACAATCAACTGCACCAGAGAAGAAAGCATCACCATCTACATATAGTTTATCTAATTGACCACCACTGATGCGTAAAGCATTTGGAACTCTACCATCACCAACAATCTCCATACTACCATCAAGCTTGATTCCTAAAGGAGTGCTCATTGGTGGTTGTCGATCAAGAGAATTTCTTCTTGGTGGTTGTGTCCCTACATTGAGAACAGCATCATAATTTGGTGACGCTGTTGGTTTTCCAATATAGACAGGGCCGTTTAATACCGCAGTTCCAGTGGGTGATACATCAGGGCCACCATCTGGAAATGAAACATCATCTGATCCTACAATTAATTTATCTATCTGTTCTCTAGAAACGTTCATTATAATCCTCCAAATTGTTCAGCAAATCCTTCAGCAACGTCTCTTAATTGATCTTTTATACCTGACTCTTCTACTTTCTTTTTAATTGACTCTGTTGCTTCACCTATCTGTGGTTTAATGATACTTGTTGTTTCTTCCAAAATTTTAGCCATTGCACCAAATTGTTCATCTGCCTTCGTAGCAGCAATAGTAAAAGCAGATTTCATTTCGGTAAAACCCTCACTAATCATTATAAAATCTTTTGTTGCTTTCTCTGTTATTTTTTCTCCTTGAAGTCTAATGTCTGGAGCATTAACATCTATGATTCGATTTCCATTTAGGTTAAGAACACCGTCTTGTCCACCACCAACTGCTTCAATGTTAATATTTCTTCCTCTTAATGTAATATCACCATTTTCACATTCAATGATTACATCACCTCTCTTACATTTTATAATCTTTGCTGGAAGTTGAACAATATCACCAGCATCTCTAACTTTTAAACCCTCTCCAAGAACTTCTGTCGAAGATCCTGGCGTGTATAGAACTGCTTTACCTGTTCCAGGCCCACCTCCCTCCGATGCACCTTCTCCTGTGCTAGCATGAAATGCAAAAGATTGTGCTTCCTGTGTTTGGACTTCAAAATTTGTATCACCATGAATACTACTTTGCCCACTTTGAACAGAAAATCTAGGAAAATTTTTCCTAAACAGATTTTTTTTATCGTCTGGTGCTTTTGACATTTATTTTTCGATACAACTAATTACGGTTACGACAGCATCTTGAGATATTTGAGCAAGTTGAGATGCATCATCAATTCTAGTAAATTTAAGAACTGGTGTCAACTTAGCTAGAGCTCCAGTGTCACTATTTATCGTTAAATCTGGAATCGAAGTAAATCCAAATCCCTCATTGACAACATTTGCACCCACTATCAAACCATCTTGAATGTTTAACTCAACTTGTGCTTGGCCAGGATTTTGAACTGTACCATCACCAACACCAGTGCCTACACCATCACCAACACCAACACCTAAACCAACACCAGTGTCAACACCAGCACCAACACCAGTACCAGCACCAACACCAGTACCAGCACCAACACCAGTACCAACAGATCCACCATCAACTGTAAGTGTATCACCAGCAGAGTATCCGAATCCTGTGTTTTGTACAACAACATCAGATAATGAAGTTACATAAGATATCTCACCGTCATAGTTTGCATTTGGATCTGGAATTATTTGTTTTACATTTCCATCAATATCAGTTTCTGTTGTATTTGGCAGATATTCTTGACCACCACTTGTAATTACAGCATCTACAACTGAACCATCTTTAATTCTAACATAGCCTCCAGCACCAAAACCATTTTCACAACTATCAAAGAAAGACAATAAAGGTGGGCCTACATATCCAGATCCTGGCTCATTGATTGCAACACCAATAACCTGTCCAAGAACATTCACAATCGCACTTCCAGTCGCACCTTGACCACCACCGCCAATAAAGTCAACTCTAGGTGGGCCACATTTGAGAACATTAGTATTACAATCAGGACGTGACGGGATTGCTGGAATTGCACCATCAAGACCATCTAAAAGAGGATCAAGTAAAGAACTTATTCCCATCTTACCAATAATATTAGAAAGATCATCATCGCCTGCAAGTGAAAGACCACCTTTTGTAGAATATGTTGTGTTTGGTGGACAATTTTGTGCATCACATTCAAGTGCATTTGTAATAAAGTTAGCATACTTAAGAGCCTTTGAGAATGTTTTACTTGGTAAAGCGATTCCGCCACCTTGAATCGCATTTAATTGATCAAACATACTTCCAAGTTGTGTATCTAGAATATTATTAATCTGTCCAAACATATCACTTAAGAAATTTTCAATACCACAAAGAGGTACGTCTAAGACTTGTCCGATCATGTTCTCTAAACTTTTAGCAAGATAATCTAATAATTCATCCTGTATCTTCTCAAAGTTGCAGAACATCACATCAGTCAGAGATTTAGTCGCTTGTCCGACTTCCGCTTGTAATGTTTTAGGTGTCTTATCTTTTAAAGTTAATGATAGTTTATCTAAGGTATCATTTATGACCCATGAACGACCACGACGAACCAACTTAGTTGTGGAATTTTGAATTTTATTTGATGTTAATTTTATCTCAGATTGAATATCAACAATACCACCATAGATAGGATTCACAAATACATTTGCAGAATTTAGTGACTGTAATGTTTGTATCTTTTGAGTAAAATCTTTGATCGTATTTGTTATCTTTGTTATTTCATTATCTTGACATGCGGTAGCATTATCTATTTTTGTTTCAGTGCTCTTCTCTTTTTGTTTTTGTGCAACAGTTGCCTTGCTTTCACCATCACTCATCGATGTATCTACTGGTGAATTCACACTAACTTGATTTTTACCAAGATTACTTTTTACTTTTGGTGGAGTATATGGAACGAAACAAGTTTGTTTTTTTGCATTGAACTGTGCTGACGTTAACTCATCTTTAATAAAAGACTGTCTAAATAAAGTTCCGAATATAACTGGTTGTTGACCGTCTGCACCATCAAAGAAAAATCCAACTACAACTTCTCCACCTTGATATTGCATTGTTTCACCACAACCGCCAGTGGTTGTAGTGTTTGGTGGTAAAAGAACATGTGCAAGTGGTAAATCTTTATCTGCTAGATCATCCTCACAACCATGATATCCTACAATACGAACACGACATCGATGTGAATAAATATCTTTCTTTTCTGAGTCACCAGCTCTTGTTTTTTCTAAGGCATCACCCCACTCTCCTTTATCTGGATCGGTAACTTGACCGATCCACCATTGCATTGGATCTCTTCCTATAAAATTTGTAGCTGATGGTTGATACATCTAATTAATCGTCATATACTAGACACTCTGGTTCATCTGGATGTAAATCACAGAATATTTCCAGAGCATTGGGGTCATGGTGGTCTCCCGCCTTAATCTCATCTTTATGATGTTCTGCATATTCTTCTAGGTCATGCAATTCTTCTTTTGCATGTCTGCGTGCTGCAGGGTTTGCTTGTGGGTCGTCAAGGATTTGTTTATCCTTCTCTATGTGATCTTCGATTGATTTCATTTGATTAGTACTGTTTCTTTTATTTAAGCGTTTTATCTAGAACCTGCTGGCCAAGTGTTTCCATACTGTCGATTGTCAGCACGAATTAATTCACCTGTGTCTGTAATTCCAGTTTTATTTACTGTGAATACGTCACGAACTAATTTAAGTTGGGTTTCACCCTTTCCACCACCAATAAGATGTCTTAACTCAGCGATTAGATATCTTCCACTTGGATCATTACTTCTTTCATTACCATAGGAATCTACAGCAGCGTCTCCATTTTCTTGTTTAAGAGGTAATCTAATATCAAGTGCAAAACCAGCTCTTAATGTGGTATTCAATGGAATTGAAATACTTAGAGACTGTGAGAATAGTAAGTTATTCCTAATATAAGACTTATTTTGATATCTGGCAAGTTCACTTTTAGGTTGTTCATCTTCTTTTTTTGATCCTTTTTGTGCAACTCCAACATCATCAACTCTTACCATAAGTCGAGTTGGGTAATTCTCAATTCCAGTTAATAAAGTGGCTGGTTTATTTAATTTTAACTCAGAGGCTTTAAAATCAACAACGTCAGTGTTTTGATTTTCAATGTCAACATATATTGTTCGATTGGCATACATTCCCATTCTCATATTCATTCCAATATCATTTGATTGATTTAAGTTATTTTGTAAAATTTTATTAGATATGCCTTGTGCATCTGTTTGTTGATATGTTATTGCATCTTGTTCTAATAAACTTTTAATTGATCTAAAATGATAACCATCTAAAGTTTCATAGAATAAAAAACCAAAATCATCTGTTGCTGA